CACCTTTATCTCCAGCTTTTCTCATCTTTTCTCCACTACCAGCCGCAATACGTTTCTTTTTTGCAGCAATATTGGCATATAAACCTTTTTTCTTTGGTCTTCCTTTTTTACTTCCGTAGCTTCCTTTACCTTGAGGCATGGTTTTAGTAAATTCTGTACCCAGTTTGGCCTAAAGTTTCAGGTTTTGCCAAGTTAAATTGTTGTAAACATAAGTACCCGAAAGCGTCAAAAGCGTGATCAACACCAAGATTTTTATTCGGTAAACCTGTGTTTGGTGCATAAGTCAGCGTCCTTAATGACTTTATTAATTCCTTACATCTTGGATGAATATAAGTTCTTCTGATGCTATTTGCATCAAATAAAGCAGTATTAACAGCAGTAATCTTATCTCTAATCTTCCAAGG